CGCAGATCGGTGGTGGCTCTCCTGCGAGTGCCGTGGCTTCGGGTGGCACGGAAACGACGTACAGCGTGACCGTTGGCAAGGGTGGTCAGTATTTAGGAGAAGGTGACACGATCAGCAACTCCGCAAACTGGGCGCCAGCCGATTCTGTGTTTGGTGCGTTGACTGCTCTTGCTGGTGGTCGTGGAGGATACTCCTACACCACGCCGGGTACGGGGTACAGCGGCGGCTCTGGCGGCGGTGGTGCTGGCGGAGCGAGCCTTTCTTCTTCGGGGACTGCTGGTGGTGCAGGCACAGCACCTCAAGGGCACGCTGGCGGTCGTGGGAATGGTTCTGGCTTGTACTACTCAGCCGGGGGCGGGGGTGGATACACCTCGCAAGGAAGTGACGCTTCAGACACCGCTTATGACGGTGGTGCTGGTGGAGACGGCATAGCGAATTACAAGTTTGATGGTGTCGCTCGTGGGTACGCAGCCGGTGGCGGGGGGGCCTCGTACTCCTCTGGGACTGGCGGTTCCGGCGGGCTTGGGGGCGGGGGAGCCGGTGGCTCCGCGTCCGGTCAGACAGGTGGCGACGCTACCGGCGTCGGTTGCGGTGGCGGTGGTGTAAACGGTTCGGTCGGGGCTGTCCACGGCGGCATCGGGACGCACGGCATGGTCATCATTCGCTACCGCATCGGATAAGGGAAAGTAATGACACGATCAAGAAATGTTGCTGACCTGATTGCTACCGCTGTAGAAAGCGCAGACGCGAGCATCGTTGAAGTTGTTGCGCTTACTCAAGCGGAGTATGACGCTCTCACTCCTGTCGCTACGACCTTGTATGTGGTGACTGACTGATGCCAACGACCGCTAAGTTGTATTTGGGTAGTACGCAGATCGGTGGTGGCTCTCCTGCGAGTGCCGTGGCTTCGGGTGGCACGGAAACGACGTACACGGGTGACGGCGCGAATGGTGTCGCTGGTCAGAACTACAAGGTTCACTCGTTTACTTCTAGCGGCTCTTTGAATGTTAGCGCGGCTGGGCTCGTGGACTGTCTCGTCGTGGGGGCTGGTGGCGGCGGTGGCAATTCGTCTTATGAAGGTGGTGGGGGTGCTGGACAGCACCTAGAACTTTCTTCGCTGTTTCTTCAATCAGGATCGCAGACTGTCACAGTTGGTGCGGGTGGCGCAGGCCGCACTCCAGGCGGTAACTCTGCTCTAGGAAGTGTTATTGCTGGTGGCGGTGGTGCAGGATCACCTGGCGGTAGTGCAGGTATGGCTACTCGCGGCATCGGGGGAGATGGAGCCAACGGCGGTGGCGGTGGTGACGTAACTCAGGCTGCTGGTAGGTCTGTGTCTGGTGGTTTCGATGGTGGAACTGGCGGCGGCGGCTCTGGCGGTGGCGGGGGTGGTTCGTCTGCCGTGGGACAAAACGGAACGTCTAACGCCGGAGGAAACGGTGGGGCCGGTACGTCCAATAGTTTTACGGGCAGCGCGGTAACCCGTGCAGGCGGCGGTGGCGGCAACGGCGGTGTGACTCAGGGCAGCGGTGCTGCTGGTGGTGGCGACGGGACTAGCGGCGGTACGGGAAACAGCGCGACGGCCAACTCTGGTTCTGGTGGTGGCGCGGCTAATGGCACGGGCGGTTCTGGCGGCAGCGGAGTCGTCATCATTAGGTACGCAATCTAGGAGAGGCTCCATAGTGCATTGGAATCTTGATACTCCGGGTGCTTTGCTCGCAGTCCTGAGTATTTTCGGTCTGCTTCTTTCGGGTTTGATCTTTGTCATTGACGCAAGGATTGGCCGGATTAGAAAAGAAATGACCCCCAACGGTGGAACGTCGATGCGTGATGTTCTTGACCGTATTGAGAAGCAGAACGAGAAGTTGGAAGAGCAACTCGATCACCATATTACGTGGCATCTTGAACAGCCAAAGTGATTGAGTGTTTGTGGTGCGGGGAAACTTTTGACGGGACTCACTCGCGTTGGCTGTGTCCTAACTGCGGAGCGAAAGCGAATTGTTGTGAGGGCGAACCGTGCCCTGTTTAAATACCTGCTCCTACCTGGAGTGGCGTGGAATGTATATTTGTGAAACTTGCGGAAGTAAGGAAAACGCTAATGCCTCCGAAGAAAGCATTTTGGGACAAACCAAACCCGAAGAAAAAATCCACACCGTTGTCTTCTGCGCAGAAGGCTGCTGCCAAGAGACGTGCTAAAGCCGCTGGTAGGCCTTACCCAAATCTTGTTGATAACGCCGCTGTCAAGAGAAAGAAAAAAAAGTAATGCCTGCTAAGAAAAAGTCTTTGACAAGACGGCAACAAGAAACAATGAAAAATCATTCTAAGCATCACAGCGCAAAGCACATGAGTGAGATGCGTAAGGCTATGAAGTCCGGTTCAACTTTTTCTGCGGCTCACAAGAAGGCTCAGAAGAAGGTCGGCAAGTAACTACTTTGGAGGTTGCAAAATGCCTGGAAAAGGTAAAGGTATGGGCAAGAAGATGGGCATGAAGAAGAAGCCTGCTATGGGTATGGCTAAGAAGAAGACTGCCAAGAAAATGCAGGGTAGAAAGAAGTACTGATGCCTCCTAAGAAGGACCCTAGGCTTAAGCGTGCTGGTGTCTCAGGTTTTAACAAACCTAAACGGACTCCTGGGCACGCAAAGAAATCACACGTAGTTGTCGCCAAGCAAGGCGACAAGGTTAAGACGATTCGATTCGGTGAGCAAGGTGCTAAGACTGCGGGTAAACCTAAGTCTGGTGAGTCTTCTACTATGAAAAAGAAGCGTGCATCATTTAAAGCACGTCACCGTAAGAATATTTCTAAAGGTAAAATGTCGGCTGCGTATTGGGCGGACAAAGAAAAATGGTAAGCGTTTCGGGAATGGTGAGGGAATTGTCAAACTCTTGGAAAGACCTTATGGCCTTCATTAACGACCACCCTCTGGGTGTGGCGTTGAAGGTATTTGCCGCTACTGGATTGACTTGGGTTATCGACAATGTTGGTGACTTCGGTTGGCCTCCGATTCTTGTTGTCGCTGTGCCCCCGGCGTTGGTCGTCCTTGTTGATTGGTTGAACAAGCAGAACAATCGTTTTGGTCGTCAGGGTGGCTAACACTGCCTTTGCTCGTCGCCTTAAAAAGGCATTAGAGAAGAGACTACCGGGCAGAGTTGAATACATGAATACGTGGGACGAGAAGACTCGCGGTATTGACTGGAAGCGTAAGAAGAATCCGGTCGCGTTAATGTGCCATCACACGGCTGGGTCCGCTACTTCATCTACTAAACCTAACCATCCTGGAAACAAGAAAGGTGCAAACAAAGGCGTTGTTAACTTCGTCCAAAACCATTACCGGGTTCCCGCTGCAAACTTCACTCTTGACCGTGACGGCACGGTCTACGTGCATACGGCATATCCTTGCTGGCACGCAGGCCGTGGCTCATTCAAGGGTGTGGAGCGTTTTGCTCGTTTAAATGTGCCGGACGATAGGGGAAACGATTACTTCGCTGGCGTCGAAATGGTTTCTAAGGGTTTGAAGAGGGACTTCACACAGGCTCAGAAAGAATCGTGGGGTGCTTTGGCTAACGCCATGAAGGAAGCCGCCGGTTGGAAAGGAGTCTATATGAGGCTTCCTAACCATAAGACTTGGGCACCGAAACGCAAGGTGGATAGTAAGTACAAGTTGTCTACTTTGCGTAAGTGGGCTAGTAGGTATGGCGTTGTTTCGTGACGTTTAACTTTTGGGGTTTGCGGAGGGTCGGCAATAAGTATCTGCCTTTCGTAAACGTTGGTATTGATTTTAAAAACGATTTGGTTTGGTGGCGTAAATGAGTAACTTAAATCAGATCACTGAGAGAATTATTGAACGTCTTGGTTTAAATGAGATTCCCGGTGGCAAGGTTTTTGCACCGGACTCTCAGTCTTGGGATTGCAGTCTTGGGGCTTTGACGTTCCTGTTTGCCATGTCGGATCAAAACCCTATGCTTAGGGAGACTGCCGACTTCCGGCGGGAGCGCATCGACACTGAGCGTACTCCGGGTGAGCAGTCCTTGGACTCTGGTTTTTGGCTTCGCTCTCAAGAATCTTTCCATTTGGGTGAGGGTCTTCGTTCTGCCGAACCGCTTGAGATTGACGAGAATGAGTCTAGGTTCCGCTATTCCCGTGGCGGAGGGGTTGACCCGTGGACTCCGGGGCAGTTGTCTTTGTTGAACTCCACGGCGAGCATCGAATCTATTTCCACAACGCACATTGAGACTCTTGGAACATCGTCGGGCATACTGGTTTCTGACGACGCTGGTGTTCACATGACCTCCTTGGCGGGGTCCGTTCTGTGGACGTATGCGAACACAAACGTTCACTCGCTTACCACTGACGGTGACAACTGGTATGCGGGTACGACGGACGGTAAGATTTACAACGGAACGAACGCTAGTGGCGGTGGTTCGTTGTACAAGGATTTCGGTGGCTCTGGGAACGTAGTTGTGCGTTGGGCTAAGGGCCGCTTGATTGCTACTTTCGGTAACGCTGTGCATGAGGGTGCCGGTGGTACGTGGACTTCCCTGGACCCGGGAACCACTTTCCCGTCTGGTTGGTCTTGGGTGGATATCGCTGAAGGACCTGCCGCAATTTACTTGGCTGGGAACGCTGGCGATTTCTCAGCGATCTACAAGATTGACGCGACTGCCTCGTCTAGTTCTGTCACCTTGAGTGCTTTGGTTCAGGTTGCGGAACTTCCTAGGGGTGAGAGTTTAAATACTATATACTCTTACGTCGGTGGGTTTCTTCTTATTGGTACTGCGTTGGGTTCTCGCGTTGCCGCGCTGGGGACCGACGCGACGCTTACTATTGGACCGTTGGTTCACCTGTCGGATGATGGCGTGAAAGACTTTGTTGCCGTTGGGTCTTACGTTTACGCAGCGGTGGGCGGTAAGTGTAGTAAGGGTAATCGTACCACTGCACCTGGTCTTGTCCGTATTGATTTGGGTAGGAATTTAAATAACTCTGCGTTGGAGTTTCCTCACGCGAACGATTTGTTTGTTGACGTGACTGGATCGTGCGAGTCTGTGACTTATTCCGGTGACGTTCTGGTTCTTGGAGTGACTGGTACGGCTGGTCTTTACAAGCAGTCTTCGTCCTTCGTTTCTGAGGGTTGGATGGAAACTGGTCGTATTCGTTTGGGTACTGCTGAGGCTAAGACGTGGCGTGACTTGCGTGTGCTGAATGTCCCCGCCTCTGGTGGCTCTGTGATTGCCTACGCTAATCGTGACGAGGGGGCTAGTAACCCTGAGGCTTGGCAGCAAGTGGTGTTCACGGATGGGACTAACTACGACCGTACAGGAAAAGTCTCGTCTAACCCAAATGAGCCTGCTACTGACCTGTTTATTGCCCTGGAGTTGACGGCTTCTACTGATTTGAGCCAGTCCCCTACTGTGTCTTCGTACAACTTGAGGGCTATCCCTGCCCCACGGCGCACTCGCTTGCTTCGGGTTCCGGTGATGATGTTCGACCGCGAGACCGATAAGGCCGGAAGTGTAATGGGTTACGACGGGTACGCCTTTGATCGTTTAAATTTGTTGGAAGCATTAGAGCAAGAGTTTGCTGTGGTTCCTTTCACGGACCTGACCACGGACGAGAAGGTGAACGTTTACATCGAACGTGTCTCGTACACGAGGACCACTCCCCCGTCGGCTAACGACGGGAATAATGGTGGTATCGCCACCCTATTGTTGAGGATAATCTAAGACCTCAGGGTTTAAATACCTAGGTAACCCCTCACCAGCACCATGAAAGTCTGTCTACGTTCGTTACAGGGCCTCTAAGGGGGCACTGAGCGGCAGTTTCCCCGGCCTTGAGCCGGGGTTATCTGCTTATTAGGCCCAAAATAACTAGTAGTAGAATAAATAGTATAAAAGGGTAAAGAAACCACTGTTCTTGTTTACTAAACATTATATGTATACTCGCTAAATCACTCGTTCGTTCGCGGCCCCTGTGGGCCGCTCACTAAAACTCGCTCTTGCTCGTAGTGTAATGCTCGCCTTCGACTCGCGCAACTATTCTCCCTATTTTGCACGCTGTCGAACCTTGCCCTATAGTGGGACCTATGACTGATAACCTTGAAACCCTGACGGGTCGTAACTACCTGTCCTTCTCTTCTCTCTCTGCCTACTCCGATTGCAGTGAAAGATTCTACCACGAGCGCGTAAGGAGCGTCCGGCAGGAGGTTGGCTGGTGGCTGCCAGCAGGTAGCGCACTCCATTTAGCATGCGAGTGGCTAGACCTGGGGGCATACCAGTCCCCTGAGTTGGCTTGGCAAGACGCTTGGCGTAAGACTTTAAAAGACCTAGACGAAATGCCGACCAAGGCATCAGGTCGGGCGACCAAAGAGTACCCCAACAAGCAGGACAAAAAGTACTGGGATGTTGAGGGCGAAAAAATGGTCAAGCACTACGACAAGTTCGCTCACCACCTAAGCGAAACCGACGGCTGGAGCATCGCTGAAATCAACGGTACTCCTGCTATCGAACTAGCAGTAGAGGGGGAGTTTAACGGAACAAAAGTAAAAGGTTACGTTGACCGCGTTTACCTGACACCCGACGGGCACCACGTCGTAGTGGATTTAAAGTCCTCCCAGCGTGAGCCTATCTCATTCCAAAACGATATCTATGGGGCACTGCTGAACCAGATGTACGGATTGAACGTCCAGTACGGTGCCTACTATATGTTCCGCACCGGCCTGCTCACGGAACTTAAACCCTTTAACGTGCAATCACACCAGTTGGGCAGGTACTTTAACAGTGCAGTCAAGGGCATAGAGGCAGGGATATTTCTCCCCAATCTAGGCCCCCTGTGCGGCACATGCGGGGTTCGTAAACACTGCTCCGTTTTTGGAGATGGTGGAGAAGACTTGCGCCCGACCGGAGTTTAGCGTACAGTACGTTAAGACAAGCAAAACCGGAAGGAGCAGGAGTCATGAACAATATGCACATTGATATTGATATCATGGGTGAGCGTGTAGACAATCTCGTAGTGTCTGCTGAGATAGGGGACGTGGACTACCCTGATTCTTCACCCATTTCCATAGGGTACAAGATATTCAAGAAGCCCAAGCATTTTGAGTACAGGTGGATTGTTGAGTGGATGGATATGGATGAAGCCTCTCAACTCCGTGATGCCCTTGATTACGTTTTAAGTAATCGTATCGAAAAAGAAGTTAAGGAGAAATAGGAATGTCCGCACCCGACACGACGGTTATCCAACTGAACCTGAAGACACCCTACGGTGGTCTTTACAACATCTACGCTACGAACGTAGCGGAGGCAAAGGAACTTCTCCAGGCTTTCCGCGAGGAGTTAGTTCAAGAGATTCACGATACTGAGGTTGTCCTGAACGCAGCCTCTAATATGGCGGCAGCATCGAAGAGTGCTCCAGTCGCTTCTGGCGGGGCCGCTCCTCCCCAAGAGAAGCCAGCAGCACCCGCTGCTCCGTCCGCAGGTATACCATCCTGCGATACGCATGCTTGCACCATGCGGCTCGTACCAGCCGGTATCTCTAAGAAAACCGGCAAGCCATACAAGGCGTTCTACGCTTGCGGTCAGCCGCAGGCTATGTCTTGCGGGCAGACGAAGCCAGCAGCGTAAGCATGCGCTGGTGCCCGGGGTTGGATTAGAGGTGGTCTTCCCCGGGCACCCAGACTTTAGGAGCGAACAGTGATCGAAAAGAAGCCTTACGAGCCAGTAGAGAAGGTCCGGGCAGACATTCAACGGGACCCCAAAGTCCCGGCGTCTTGCCCTCATTGTGGTGCCGGTTTAAATGATGACTGCAACTTTCGGTTGAAGCGTTGCATGTCTTCCAAGTGTGGTCGCTACACCTACAGTGAAATACTGTGGCAGAGGGACTGGTGAGCCATGCGTACTTTATCCAGGGCGATAACTCAGCGGGGAACCGCTGCGCCCAGTATCCCGGGGATGTTTGAGTCTCTCAATCAGAGAGGCGTGAGCGTGCGTACCGGAGAGGTGAGCATGATCGCTGGGATGCCAGCGGCAGGCAAGAGCATGCTTGCCCTCAGTCTAGCGGTGCGAGCGCAGGTGCCCACTATCTACTTGAGTGCTGACTCGCACTTGCACACGCAGAGCATGAGGCTGCTAGCGATGGTCACAGAAACCGACCAGTCGATTGTTGAGCCAGCCATGGACGACACGGAATGGGCGCAGTCGATCCTGCAAGAGCACGACTACATCCGTTGGTCATTTAACTCTTCACCATCTGCGCGTGACATTGAGGAAGAGATCGAAGCGCACATCACTCTCACATCCTTACCGCCAGAGTTGGTCATCATCGACAACTTGACAGACTGTTTAGTGGACGGTGACGAGTTCGGAGGGATGCGTTCCTTTTTAAAGGACCTGAAGTTTTTTGCCCGCGAGTACAGCACAGCGATACTCCTGCTCCATCACACCAGTGAGGCGTGGCACTTAGGGCCAAGCCAGTGCCCACCACGTCAGTCACTCCAAGGTAAGGTGGCTCAGACTCCGGCATTAGTGATGACCGTGGCAGACCAGGACGGATTCCTGGGTGTGGCACCAGTCAAGAACAGGTACGGCGCGTCAAACCCTGCTGGTGACAGGCCATCATTCTTTGAGTACAACCCGGCATCTTGCCAGATCAAAGAGATACCGGGTACGGAGTTGATACAGGCATGAGCGCGGCAGGTAAAAGGAAGGGTAGTCTCTACGAAAACCAGTTGGAGTCCTGGCTCATTCAGTCAGGTTACGACGCTACCCGCTTAGCCCGTGCAGGATCGAAGGATGTGGGCGACCTGCATGTGCGTTTAAATGACGGCACCTACCTAGTGATAGAGGCGAAGGCGCGTAAGACCATGGCCCTACGTGAGTGGATTAAGGAAAGCCAGGTGGAGAGCGTCCATCACGAGGAGAAGTACAAGGCTGAGTCCTACGGTGTCGTGGTCCACAAGGCGCGGCAGCAGCCCATAAGCGATTCTTATGTTACAATGACGCTGACCGATTTCATGGAGTTGTTACGTTTAAAGGGAGTGGTATGACAGATGAAGGATTCGATATTCTCGCCATCCTTGAGCACTACGGTTGGGAACTACGCGGGCCGCGTCATGGGTGGTATAGTACTCGTTGTTATGAACATGACGACGCGCACGCCAGTGCGACCATCAACGTTGAGGTCGGTGCCGTCAAGTGCATGGCCTGCGACTTTAAAGGTAATGCAGTCAGTATTGTCGCCCAGAAGGAAGGGTTGAATTATCGTGATGCTATCTCTCGCGCAAAGGAACTCTCTGGAACGAGCAACTCAGACCTATTCCGATCACGCACAGAAAGCCCTCGCGTATCTGGAAGGCAGGGGGATCACGGAGCAGACCGCGCATACTTACCGCCTAGGCTACGTGGCTCCAGGACAGGCTCTCCTAGGGGATGAACAGTACACGGGGAGAATGTCTATACCGTTTCTCGCCACAGGTGGTGTGGTAAGTATGAGATTCCGCAGCGTTGATGGGCGTGAGCCGAAGTACCTGTCGCGTCAAGGTGACCAGACTACGCTTTTCTCCGTAACCAGCCTCATGGAGGATGTTAAGCAGGTGGTCATCACGGAGGGTGAGGTGGATGCCATGACTTTAAATCAGTGCGGCATACCCAGCGTTGGCGTGACGGGTGCTAAGGCTTGGAAAAACCACTATCGGTTACTGTTCCAGGATTACGACCGCGTGTTGATTGCTTGCGACGGGGACCAGGCAGGCAGGGATTTCGGTAGGCAGGTCGCTGAGCATGTTACTGGTGCCATATCGGTGTCCATGCCTGACGGTGAGGACGTTAACAGCGTCTACGTGAACCAGGGAGAAGGAAAGTTGAGAGAACTATTAAGGTTGGGTGAGTGATGTGAGTGACGGACCGGGAGTTTCGGGAAATGTTAGAGTCTTTAACCCGGATGGGATTCACGATAGTGAAGGCAGACAAGTCAACGTTAGAAGTGACCGTCCGACCGCTCCCGACGAGAACATGACCAGTGCTGAACTCGCTGAATACCAGCAGCAGTTTACTGAGTGGTCACGCATACGCATCCTTACTGACGGCTTACGACAGTACGACCGTGGTGGTCGGCAAGCGTTTGAGGACTTGGACTTCCCGACGTTGATTACGTATGCGCATGAAGAGTTGGCAGACATAGTTAACTACTGTGCGATGCTGTCGATAAAACTGCAACGCCTCAAAGAGGCTATTTAAATAGAGGGGAACCAGCATGAGTGAGGGACTAATCTTCGTAGTGCCCGATCTTCAGATTCCGCTTCATGACAGGGGGTTCGTCCGTGGGATGGCTAGCGTTATCGCAGATAATCGTCGCCGGATCAAAAGAGTTTGTACAATCGGGGATGAATTGGACTTCACGAGCGTTGGCAGGTGGAGCGAGGGGACTCCGCTCGCTTACACGAACGCGCTAGGGAAAGAGCGAGACGAGTGGGTTGAGGTGGCTAAAGATTTAAAGGTCACTGATGTTATCCGATCCAACCACACTGATCGGCTGTATAATACGATCATGCGTAAGGTCCCCGGATTGCTTGGCGTTCCTGAGTTTGAGTTGCCCAACTTCATGCGGCTACCGGAGTTGGGTATCACTTGGCATCCGAATGGTATGCGTGACCGTGACTGGATTTTTCTCCACGGTGATGAAGCAGGAACCAGTCAAATAGCGGGTACCACGGCGCGTAACCTCGTCACTAAGACGGGTCTTAACGTGGTGAACGGTCACGTCCATCGTGCCGGTGTCGTGCCTTACACGACCAGCATCAACGGCAAGGTCACTCGCACCCTGTGGGGTGTTGAGGTTGGGCACGCCATGGACTACAAGAAGGTCACTTATTTAAAGACAATGAACTGGCAGCAAGCCTTCGCTGTGCTGTACCCAGTGGGTACCACGTACTCACCTAGCCTCATCCCTGTTATGGGTAGGCGTTTCGTGTTTGAGGGTAAGGAATACAAGATATGAGTTGGTCTAACATTTACCCTGATCCTCGTTTAAAAGAGTGGGAGCACATCCTTACCCCACTTGTTAATAAGATCGTTAAGCGCATTTACAAAGGTCACTTGCAGTACGTAGAGATGGACGACCTGAGACAAGAGGGATGGATGTGGGTCGCTGAGCACACTGACTTGGTATCTGAAACGATTGAGAGCGATGAGACAAAAGATTACAGGCTCACTGAACGCCTGATTTACCCCCGCATCCGTGCGAATCTTCACCGTTACTGCATGCAGCAGAGGTATTTAAAGGACGGGACTAAGCCAGGTGACTATCACTTCTACACCGCTGAACAGGTCGCTGACCTGCTGCCTGACGTGTTCGACGGCACTCGTTCCACTCGCAGCAGTAGCGAGTTGAGCGATACGCGCAGCACACGGTCACCCAGTGAGGGATGGGAGTACGAGGCTACGGTCGCTGACGTGCAGTCAGGGCTGGCTAGACTGAAGGAACCTGAGCGTGACTTCCTGCGTGCCCTGTTCGCTGACGGTGGCCTGTCCACTGAGGTCATGAGCATCCAGTATGAGGTGACGCAGCGTGCAATCCAGCAGCGCACCAGTCGTATTTTAAATAAGGTGGTCAAGAATCTTGGTGGCTCCCTGCCTATCGGCAGGCGTGCTGCTGTATCGAACGCTAGCATGCAGGTCACCACACGTAGGCAAGAAGAAGGGGAGTGAGCCGTAGCCCACTCCCCACCTACCCCTTCCTAGTAGGCTAGTTGCTTCTTCTTTGGTGCTGCAGTAGGTACAGCCGCAGCGATCATGACAGGCTGCCTGCTGTGGTTACGGGCTTCAGAGTTGCGCCGCTTCTCAGCGTTGCCAAGGTCCTGCGACCAGCCCAGCACTTTAAATGACAGGTGCTCCCAGTGCCAGTCATTCCTGAGTCCAGGCACCGTGTCCTCTCCGACAATACCCTTCTCGTGTTCCAGAAGGATGAGCCTTGACTGCAAGTCAAGGGCAGCGTCCCACCGCAACTTCAGATCCCTTAGGTCGTAGGTGTTGCGATCAATGGCACGCTCCCTGACCTCAGCCTCCACCACATCCTCGCCCTTCTCAGCGATGCGATCCATGTTCACGAAGTCAATGAGCCTGTTACGGCCTGCCACATTCATGCCGTAGCGACAACTCCGCATGTCGGTGTACTCACTGTGCGTCAACTCTTTGGTGAAAGGGTAGTCCTTTAAACAGTTGAGGAGTCCCTGCGTTGCGTCCATTTCTTTATTGATTTTAAATATTGAGGTGCGCACAACTTCTGCCGCCACGCCTGCCTCCATGCCTGCGCGGTAGATGGCGTATTTGTACTGCCTGTTCTGACTGTTGCGTGTCCAGACTGTTCCGTCTGGTAGCACGACGTGGTGCTTGTTCATTGTTCTGCTCCTTCCAGCAGTTTGACTATTGCATCGTACTGTAATGCTGCCCAATCCGCATCCCAGGGCAAGGGTAGTTGCCGAAGCATCAGGTCTAGGGCTTGCCGCCTCACATCGTCGGGGTCTTTTAAATCTACCTCGTCCGCTGCGATAGCGATTTCTTTCATCTTCATGACTACCTCCCTACGGGACTGGGTTTTCCAGTTCGTCCATGTAATCCAGGTACTGTAGCAGTTTACCACGGATATCAGGACCCGCAATATCTTGGCATGAGTTCTTTAAAAAGTCACACAGCGTTTGTATCTCGTCCCTTGTCAGTGGCATCATAGCAGTGCATCCTCCTCAGGATCATACGTTGAGCGTTCAGACAGCATGGCTACCACCATGCCCAGCCTGCCTTCCATAAGCGCAGCATCCTGCGCCAGTTGATTCTTGCCTTGCCTAGTGTACGAACGTGCAGCCTCAGCAGCGTGCCGCCGAATCCACAGTGCCTCTTTTAAAGACATGACAACCCGCACCTGCTGCGGCTCGTCAACGCCTACGTCTAGCGCGTACATCTTTCCTCCCTAGAATGGTGGCTTGTCAGTTACAGGATACCACTCCGCCTGCCCAGCGCAACTCACAAACTCGCACTCAGCATGAAGTGGCGTACCGTCGCTTGAGTATGACACGACAGTGTACTCGTCACTTCCGCACATTGGACAAGTCAGGTCCAGAACCACATCCACTATCTCAGGCTGCTCTTTTAAATCCTCAGGCAGTGGTGCGTAGGTACTCCACACGTTTTCATCTACAGGTGTGGGTAGCCTGACCATTGATAAACAGTCCAGGCACATGCCGTCCGTGATGTACCACGATGGGAGCCTAGTCTCCAGGTCGAACTGTGCCAGTGCCACGAACATGCTGCTACCACACACGCACTCAGTCGTAGGACCCATGAACCTGTAGTCCTGCCGCCCATCTTGGTACTTCTTCTTGATCCAATCACCGAATGGATCATCGGGTATGCCTCTCACTTTAAACACCCTCCCTCTTCCATGCCCTACATGCTGCGGGCAGTGGACTCCAGTGTAACAGACCTTTACCTTCCTTGCTGTTTGCGACACGGTAGAACGCAAAATCCTGAAAGAACTTAGGCCACTTGCGTATCGGTGTGTCGTTAAGTTGCTCAAGCCTGTCCATTTTAAATGACCAGGACTTGCGTGTTTCCTTGCGCATCATGTGTACCAGGCTTTCGCGCCACTGAGAGTCAAGAAACTGGTACGCACCTTGAGCACTGCTCGTCGGGTTGCTTGCCCTGTAGTTGTATCGGGACTCTCGCCACATGATAGCCGACCTGCACTCAGCCAGACCTGCGGCCCAGTAGTCCCCACGGTACGTGCTTTTGCTCATGTCGCTGTCAGCGTGAGCATCTGGCCCCATGAATACGGAGGCACCCAAGATCAGGGGCAGCACTATCGCTGCCTTTAAATCACTCACTGTCCTGCTCCTCTGCTTTGAGTAACTGCATGATGGTGCATGTTGCACCCGGACTAGCAGCGTACACGCTGCCTGTATCTATCGCAACCTGAGCCTTCCTCTTAGTTATGAATGGTCCATGCAAGTGCAAGCACACTCCCGGGTCATGCACCAGGACGTACCAGTCTGTGCGATCAGCACGCATCTTATCAATTGTGATAATAATGTTTGCTGCCAGTGCATTTAAAGAGTCGGCAGGTTCATCTAGCAACTTCGCTATTTCCTCCCGTTCTTTCGGTCGCACCATCACCGGCCCCACTTATTTAAATTAGTGGTGTTCCGGGTACCCGCCTTCGCTAACGCTTCAGCACCTTTCTTTCCCCGTAGCCTGCGTGACTCCATAACCTCAGGTGAGTACGTCCTCTCCCACCAGCACACACTGCACTGCACCTGATAGACGTGCTGATACGGGTCGTCTACTGGCTGATTCATGCGCACAAAATCGCGCTCATCTAATCCGTGTCCGTTCTCACAGTGCGTAGGTGCCTCTCTCTTCCAGTCCTCATTTAAACCGTAAGCGAAACCGTGCATGGGATCAAACTCTTGTATCGACAGACGCTCACGGTGCCGCTTACGCTCTTCAGCGGTCATGCCACCGTAAATGTAGTAGGACTCATGAGCCAGTGCCCATGCCCCGCACTGCTTGAGGATAGGGCATGACGCGCACATCTGTTTCGCCTCCCCAATCTCATCATTAGTTGGGTAGTCTTTTAAATGTGGTGCGTCATCCATCCCGTAGCATGCGCCTTGCTTAGTGTCGGGGTAGGGCATCTGCAGCAGGACACGGTACTTGCCGTCTGCTTTAAAGTTGCTCCACGCCACCCGCCTAGGCAGTATGCCCAGCACGTCAGCATCGGTCGCGCCAGCAGGCTGATCGTAAACGATGTTCCTTCGATGCTTAGTCATTTAAACCTCCACCTTCCCGTGGCACTTGCACTTGCAGTGTATCTTGATAGAACTGTTCGCGCTCATCCTCACACTCATGTCAGGACCGGGGCACCTATCGCAGTCCCGCACCTGCCCGATGTGTTTCTTGCAGTACGCGGACAGGATAACGTACACGTCTGACTCAGCCATGATAGTCCACCTCGCTATTGTCAGCGTGCCGCCACATCCAGTCTGGCACGTCACTGTCGCGGGCCATGTTGCATGCCACGTCGAAAGCCTCCCCCTCATCATCGGCATGCTCAGCGGGCACGTACCATGTCATTTTAAATGACTCATCGTCATGCTCAAACTGCACTGCGTAGAATGTCTTAGGCTTCGACATTTAAATCACTACTCCCTGTCTCTATGTGCGCTAGATCACGCATCGCTATGAACCTATCATAGACCGTGCCGCGCTGCAAATCGGACTCGCTCAAGCACATTACCCACTGCGGAGCACGGTGCCCCCACTGCATAGCCTTCACACACACAGCCTCACCACCTGCACCGTCAAACTTACTCCAGCGCACCGGCTTGCCTGCGTAGTAGTAGTTAATGATGGTGGCTTTAAAACCTGACGTGCTGTGCTCTTTAAAACTGTGGCTCTTCATGCCGATCACTGCTCCCTACTGATTGTCAGTTTCTCAAAATCTACCACGCCATGCCGCACCTTGAGGTGCCGCTCTTTAAAGTACGATGCCCTGTAATCGAAAGCCATATCGTCATGGGCAAACACCCAGTAAACGTCAGTCCAAACTTCCTCAAAGGTAGGCTCACGCTTGATTTTGCTAGGCATTTAAATCAACTCGCTTTCCAGGAAGACCGCGTTCTGTACTGACACCCGGTCATCATCGATTGACCCGCCACCGGGCTTACCATCGAACGGTGACACGGAAAACGTGGGATTGTAATCGACGTGAACCATGGGCACTATGTCGCCCCGGTCCCAAAAGTTAGTAACGAGGTCCTCTGAACGCTCACCATTTAAAACCTCAACCGATACTACCTGCCAGGGCACCGGCTTTCGCGGCAGCCTGCCACGCCTGAGCAGTGAGCCGGTCACCCGTATATCGTGGTGTGTCAGTGGTGCCAGTGCTTGATCCATTCGGGTGCGCGTGGTCAAGGTAGGCCACCCCCCGGTATTTAAAACCACCTTGCCCCACTTTGTTACGGTCATGATCGGGGTACCGTGATAGACCACGGCGATAGACTCACTGTCCACCCGCTGCACCCGCGTGCCTGTCCTACTGCTCCCGAGGTATTTAAATGGGCGGTCACTCTTCAGCCCCAAGTAGCAGTCGTAATACTCATACAGTTTCGATGTGTCCACTGTCTTACTCCCTTACTTTCGGTTACCCGTAGTTAATCATGGATTAGATCGAAGCGCAACTTGAGACTGCCTCACTCTTTAAAACGGCACGCATACGGTACCTGTCCCCGCCTAGGCTAGACCCACACCCGTTGCAATGAGTCCAGGAAAAGTGGGACTCGTTAGCCAGGTCAACGGCATGCTGGTCATCCATGTCGTCGCAGTCAGTGCCCAGTACGTACCCATTTAAAAGACCCATAGGTGTGGGGTCGGGTAGCGGCCTGCCGATTAACTCTTGCTCCCACCCGTTAGCGTTCATCACTAGACAGTCTGAGCAGATGTCTACCAGTGTGTAGGTACTCATTTAAATCACGCCCTTTCCCATGCAGCCTCAAGGTTAAACGCGCCACCATTAACGGCAGTGCGGAACACCTGAGGTGTGGCACGTAGGGTCCAGCGTGACTTCAGCCTGCGAAACTCAGCCGCCGACACGTTCACTTCCCACGCCTGATTCAAAATTTTACGGGCAAGCCACGGTGCCATATTTAAATCATGACACACCGCCCCGTAACCTGAGCCGTCACCCAGTACAAACACCTGAGCCAGTGGCGCGTAGTGGTGCTGCAACATCCAGCCCACCCGGCTATTCCCGTTGCGGTCCATCGGTGCATGCACTCGCACCGCCGTCCAGCCATTCACTAGACCGTTCATTTAAATCACTTGCCCTTCCTGTCTACGTGGACTACCTGTCCCCTAGACGGGAAGGTATCACACCTTCCCGCCGTAGGCACATTTACTCCCAGTGCTCAGAGTGTAGGGTCACCGCGTGGTAGTGGTACGGGGAGACAATCACGTTAGGCAACGACACCACCGGCGTGCCATCCAATTTAAAACCGTACTCCCGATCCACCGTGTCGCCGTGTTCCAACTCAGAGTAAACCATCGTCCACTCAAACGGGCCACACTCCCAAACGATAGCGCAGTCGCCGTCCTCCACCCAGTCGCGCACGATAACCGGCTCGTTACCTGGGGTGACCGCGTATTTAAATGCGGTCACTATCTGGCGGCGGATTGTCTCCGCGTCCGCGTTGCTTACTCTGCTCATTTAAATCACTCGCTCTCTATCGGTTGTCAATCGGACAGTCTGTCCCCTAGGTGGGCGGGATTTAAATACCCGCCCACCGTAGGCACCTACTTCCGTGCTTGAGCGTTCAGTGCCGCGTTCACTAGGCGGCGCTCACCGTTGCTCATGCCCCAGTCGGCCACCTGAGCCTTGCCGCCGCACGCCATACAGAATATGTCGCGTGGCTCTTCCTCAGTGCCTACCCACTTAGACGATGAGCGGGTGATGCATCCGCACCCGGAAGCGCAGACAACCTTATGCATATAGGTGCCCTGTCCGGGTCGCCGCACGTTGACCGCGCGATGCGGGTAGTCGCCTAACTCTGCGATGACACCCTTAGCCCACTCTTTAAAGGCCTTGCCCGGGCGGGTACTAGTTGGCTTCCCCTCAAGCCCGACGGCATAGCAAGCCTTAGCGAAGTTGGCCCCGTGTCCCTCATCGACCGGCATCCACGCATGGATCAGTTCATGCATCATGACCGCCAAAACCTCCACCGGGTCCCCGATGGTGTCGGAGATAGTCACCTGTCGCCCGGTCTTTAAAGACAGTGCGCCGTACTCACAAAGCCCGATTGTCTTGACCTCACCCGTGCCACGCTCACCACGCTTGCGGGCCATCGGCCCGACACAGAACTGGGTACGGACGTGCGCCACCTTGACCCCGTGCTCCCGTGCCCTGTCGATGCACGCTTCCTCTGCTGCCTTGAGCCACTCTGAAAGTGCCATTGTCATGCTCCCTTTAAATCACGTTCACGGTCACTCTGACCATGGGTCCAACTTACCGGCCCCACAAAACCGTGCAACTCGAAAACCGGACATAACGGACGACTTTTAAAAAATCTTTTCACCCATCCCCCACTAGTACTTTAGGACTAGACGACAGTGTATGCGCCTGCCCGTGGCGGGACAGGTGGCAAGAATATGTGTGCCTGCATAAATATGCGTGCTCTTTAAAGGGCAAGAGTGATACCCCGGGGGGTATCTTTAAATAGGGGGTGCAAGACCGGGGGGGTGTGCCTTTAAATGCCTGCCTATGTTTGACCCCAGGTGTTTTAAACCGCGTCGCCATATATATACACCGGTCACTTTGGGGGTGTTGCCTAACGGCTTGTGGGGGGCAAATGGGACATTTTATACCAGTTTTGACTTTTTTTAGAAAAAGTGTTCGCTTAGCGTGGTGTCTGTGCGTAAGTATATAGTGAGAGCACTTTTTGTTTTGTGTATGTAGCGAGGCTCTGGGCCGAGCCGCCTCGCTTGTGAGTGTTGTTAGTATCGGACCCCTAAGGGGGGTCCTCTAGTGTTCCACTTATACAACCCTTGTGGGGTTGTTGGTTACTCGCTCACTAACTTGTCGCTTCGCTCCTTTGTTCGCTCGTGAATTTTTAAGGACTTTGTTATGGCTAAGAGTTTTAAGGGACCTAAGGGTCATAACCCTAAGGAGTTGAAAGAGGCTAAACTTCTGGTTGCTAAGTTGATCGGGGGTGGGGCTTCGGTCCAGGAGGCTATGACTTCGGTTAACCGGACGAGGAAGACGTATGAGCATTGGCGTGCTCATGACCCTAACTTTCGGGAGATGGTTAACGCTCAGCGTTCTGGGTCGGTCATTGACTATGAGGATCGGGTTAATCAGGGGTTTCCTGACTTCGCGGATTTTTCTAAGAAGTATCTGGATGCTGAGGTGTTTCCTCACATGCAGAATGTGGTTGACTTAATGGAGGGTAAGGACCCTTCGTGGGTTCACCCGGCGATGAACTGGGACCGGAATGAGCCGGACTTGGCTATCGTTAACATGCCTCCTGAGCATGGCAAGTCTACTACCTTGACAATGAACTATTTGTGTTACCGGATCGTCCAGGACCCTAACGTGCGGATCATCGTCATCTCTAAGACTCAGACGATGGCTAACAAGTTCTTGTATGGCATTAAGACCCGTTTGACTCACCCTAAGTATAATGACATGCACTTGGATTGGGGTCCCCCGGGAGGGTTCGATAAGAACTCTGAGTCTTGGTCACAGTCGATGATTTACGTAAACTCTGAATCCCGCGATAGCGGTGAGAAGGACCCCACTGTACAAGCACTGGGAGTTCGTGGGCACGTATACGGTTCGCGTGCGGACGTAATCGTGTGCGACGATATCGTGGATGGCACTAACGCTCATGACTTTGAGAAGCAGATTGAGTGGATTCAGAGTGAGGTCATTTCTCGTATTAGTGCTAGCGGCATGCTGCTTGTGGTGGGTACACGGCTAGCGACGCAGGACCTGTACTTGGAGTTGCGGCGAGACACCCGATACCCGGAGGAGCAGTCCCCCTGGTCGTTCTTGTCTATGCCAGCGGTTTTAGAGTTTACCGATAGCGCGAAGGATTGGGTCACGTTGTGGCCTAAAAGTAACGTCGCGGAGATTGGTGCAAAAGGGGAGATGGCTGAGCCTGACGCTGATGGTTTCTACCCGAAGTGGGATGGGAAGAGGCTTCAGAAGAAGCGGGCAAGGATGCAGCCTCGCACTTGGGCTACGGTTTACCAGCAAGAGCAAATATCTAGTGAAGCGATTTTTACGCCACAGATGCTAGCCGCTGCCGTCAACGGGGCTAGGATGCCGGGGCACATGCCCCGTAACCACGACGCTGTTCGTGGCGGTAAGGGCGGGGACGGCTTAGTTTATTTGCTAGGAGTGGACCCTGCAACTTCAGGTTACACTGCTGCGGTAGTTATCGGGATTGACATAGCCACGCAAAAAAGGTATGTTATCGACGTTTACAATAAGGCCGGTACCACGCCCACAGAGATGCGGGAAATGATTTGCGGTTTTATCGACAAGTACGGTATCTCTGAAGTGCGAATCGAAAAAAACGGCTTCCAGGGTTTCCTAGTGCACGATCAGGAACTTAATAGTTACGCTGCCCAACGCGGAACGTTAGTTCAACCGCACTACACAGGTCACAATAAGCACGACTCAGATTTTGGTGTCGCCAGCATGACTTCCTTATTCGCAGGGTGGGAAGACAAGCAGTGCCTTATAGAGTTCCCTAGCACTATCCAGAGCGAAGCGATGAAACAAATGATGGAACAATTCGCTATCTGGGAACCTAAAATGAGCAAGAAGCAGAAGCAAGACATAGTTATGGCAACGTGGTTTGCTGAACTTGCTTGCAGGGATCGTGTGGTGACTTTCACTGGCGGTAGCCATAGAAGCAACCCATTCCTAACTCCATGGGATTTAAAGCAACAAAGAACATTCTCGTTAACTGACGCGGAAGCGCATAATTTGTGGAAACCAGTAGGAGCGGTATGACGGATTTTAGTAAAGACCTGAAAAGCAAGTACGAACGCTTGAGGTCTAACTACGCATCACGCGATGCCCGCATGGGTCTAGTGAGAATGATCCGTCAAGGACGCATGAACGAGGTCTACCCCGACCTCTTCCCGGCTGGCCCGCTCAACATGGGCATTGTTGCGAACATGATCGACGTTGCTGCCCACGATTTAGCGGAGGTCTTGGCCCCGCTCCCAGCGTTTAACTGCGCGTCATCCAAGTCAGTCAGCGATGCGGCACGAAAGTTCGCTGAAAAGCGCAGCCTAGTGGTTCAAGGGTACGTCGCGCACAGCGATCTGGGCCGACAAATGTACCGCGCCGCTGACCAATACTTTACTTACGGTCACGCGCCCTCAATGATTGAGATTGACGACGAGAACAAGATGCCGCGCATCACGTTTTGTGACGCGCTAGGCTCCTACCCAGTGTTCGACCGCTGGGGCAAAGTTAAAGAAGCCATGTTCTCCTACACTCTGACCAGGGACGAACTGCTAGAGAAGTACCCTCAAGCGGCCCGCGTGATAAGGCCCCCGTCCGGCTCGTACAACATGGATAAGAGCACGCACACCGTAGTCCGCTACCACAGTGCAACGCAAAACATCATGTTCATGCCCGACAAAGACGGTTTAATCCTAGAACAGTACGCCAACCCCGTAGGTATTTGCCTCGCTGAGTGGACCGTCCGGCCCACAGTCGATGGAGAACCCCGTGGACAGTTCGATGATGTTGTCGGCGTACAACTCGCTAAAGGCCGCATGGCGTTACTGGCTCTTGAAGCAGCGAACAAGAGCGTCCAGGCTCCCCTGGTGCTGCCTCCTGACGCGCAAGAGTTGGCACTTGGACCGGACAGCGTTCTGCGTACAGCGTCCGCCGAAAAAGTACGGCGAATCCCGCTAGAGGTACCGCAGTCCGCGTTCGCTGAGCAAGGAGTCCTAGATTCTGAACTCAGGAACGGTTCTCGCTACCCAGAAGTACGAACCGGCAACACTGACAGCAGTATCGTCACCGGCAGGGGCGTTCAAGCACTCATGGGTGGCTTTGACACTCAAATACGTGCAGGGCAAGCGATGTTCGCCAAAACTCTTGAGAACTTAGTGTCCAAAGCACTGGAACTTGACGACAAAATCTACCCCAACCTTGAGCGCACCATGCGCGGAAACATGCAAGGAACCCCATACGAGATAAAGTACAAGCCTTCGCGTGATATTAAGGGCGACTACACCGTTGACGTGCAGTACGGCCTCATGGCTGGCCTTGACCCCAACCGTGCGCTCGTATTCGGGCTGCAAGCCCGTGGAGACAAGTTAATTAGTCGTGATTTCCTACGCAGGCAAATGCCATTCGCACTAGATGCCACCGAAGAAGAACAAATGGTGGACATTGAGGAGATGCGAGACGCTTTAAAGACCGCTGTAGCAGGGTACGCACAGTCGATACCCGTTATGGCTCAACAGGGTCAAGACCCTGGAGAGATTTTAGAGCGCGTAGCAGAAATTATTTCAGGGCGAGAAAAGGGTAAACCAATTGAATCTGTGATTACCGAGGCTTTCGCTCCTGAAGAACCCCCACCCGGGGAAGGTGTACCTGGTATGGACGGCATTGATCCTGCTGCTCAGGGAGGCCCCCCGGGTGCAGGGGGCATCAACTCTGACGGTACCATGCGCGGCGTGGCACCAGGACAGCAAGGGATGGGGCCTGGAGGCCGACCCGATCTTAGTATGCTGCTCGCTGGACTATCCAGCAGCGGAGAACCAAACATGCAAGCGAACGTATCTCGTCGTCTACCCATTTAGGAGATCAAAATGCCACGATCTAATGATCTAATGGCGGGCGTTCGTATGGGAGAAATGGCTGTCAGCCTGATCGCTAGCGGCACACCCTACTCCCCAGACGTGGCTGACGACATGGCTAGGCGCACTATTGACTTGTGGCGTGGCATGCTTGACGTTATGGACGAGTACAGCATGCTAGATAACAACCCAAGCGAAGACGAAGAAGAGGGTTACGAAATACCTACCCGTAAGGGGCTAGAGACTCCCCACATAGTACGGTTCATAGATGAGTGGAATGGAGATGAGGATGGCTAGAGGCGGCTATCGTAAGCCGAGCGAACCGGCACCCGCATCTCCCCCTGGGTCTATGAGTAGACGAACTGATGGGGGACCGGCTAAACCTGTACAACCAATGACAGGTATGCCATATGGAGAAAACGCGGACTTTAATGAGATGCAGTCTGCTGCTCCTCAAGGGGCGACCTCCGGTCCTGCTGTAAACCCAATGCCTATGCAGGCCGGGGGTGCCCCACCTAACCCTCTCATGTCACAATCCGCTAGACCCATGGAGCCTGTAACTGACGGCTCACGCATTGGCCCCGGACAAACACCAGCAGACTCCTACGTGGGGGCCGTGGGTGAGGACATGAGGATGATTAAAGAGTACCTACCCGACCTGGAAGTGCCCTTAATGTGGGAAGGTACACCTAAAACTTACCGTATGTTAGTTGCTTACATAAGGAACCTATGACTAAGTGGCGTAGTGGCTCACGCCTAGACTTGTTTAACGAAGGTGTTAAGCGTCTTGGATACGAGCACATACCCCTTGCCTGGGGCTTAAGTATGGTTGAGTGGCGTTCAAAAAACGAGTTGAACCAGTTTATTGATGCTCTCACATACGATGATGCCCAAGATCGGGTGGATCAGCCATGAGTTTCATGCGTGAGGACGATAACGTAGGTCTTGGTGGCGGGGATCGCAAGCCGTTTAAAGTAAGTGAGTGGATAGGTAAGCAGAGTCTTGTCCGGGGTGGAACTACCCTGGGTGAGGTAGGCTCCTTCCTTGGTAACGCACTAGGAAGGTATGTTGAGGATGCCGACCGCAAACTGACCCCGCTCGTTAACCGTGACATGATGAGTTTCGGGTATGAAACCAATAAGAGTGGCTATCGGGAAGATGTGCTTAGGGAAGCGGAAGAAACTGGGCGCACTGAGCAGCAAGTACTTGATGAACGTGCCCGTGGCGACCTGGGCCTTGGCACAACCGACCTCCAGCCATCCAGAGAACTTGCTGAACGCCAGCGCGAGTACGGACTGAACCCAGGGGTCCTAGTTAACGCAATTGAGAAACTAGATACCGGGTGGACTTACGGTATAGAGCGTCCAACGTCCACCGCCGCCATGTTACTAGACTCGAACAACCCGTACCCGCTGTCAAGTAGGGTCCGCAATTCGTGGAACCGAAGCGAAGATGTTAGCCCCGGACAAGCATACGCATCCAGCAGTTTTACTTTACCTGTTGATGTACCATCAATGCTTATTAAACAACTTCCAACATTTCAAGATGTTGACATTTACCAAGAAGACCCCTTTGCTCCCAACAGCATTGAGCAAGCCAACAAAAACAATCCTGTATACCAGTTGTACACGGGGTCAGGGGACTTCACGTTTGATACCGTTATGCCTATTGGTATTGGGCCAGCGGCTAAGGCTGGTAAAATAAAATTAGGTCTGGGGCGAACAACACAAAACTACGGTGTCGCTAAGACCCGCGCTGATATCGAAGCACACATGTCAGGAGATAAAACTACTGGTGCTGGATTGGCTGTTGAGCGTATCGCCGCTGAAACGGACGCAAACCGCATTGACCAGGAGGCTTTGGTACATGGGGCTAAGGGAGTAGACCAGGCTGTAGTTTCGGACATACTTTCTAAAACAGACAACAAGGAAACCGTAGCCCTCGTTATTCTCGCCATGCGTGGCGACCAAGAGGCAGTACGTGCTTTAAATGAGGCAGCACCTGACCATGTGTGGGCGTTAGCCGACATGAACGCGGACGTGCAGGCCAAATACCAGCAGTTGTCCATTGAGGATGAGGTTCCGGTAGTTAGCGAACTGTTGGACCCTGCGGTTAAGACGCAAAGTCAAATCCTTAATGTTCGTCAGGTGTTTGAGACAGCGGCAGCGCGAGACTCCTATTTCAACCAAGTCAAGTCAGTAGTATTTGATGATGTTACTGGCGTTCCTATCCAGAGCGCAAGTAACCTCCCAGGTAGCAGGCTCGTTGAGGTTGTGCGCACTAAGGCCGGGGATATCCGGTTTAACTGGAACACTAAGATGTTCGGGCTTGACGGAACACCCGGAGGGTGGGTAAGCACGACCTCCGCTCCTAACGTGAGGAACGGTCCGGTTATGACGTTCATCGCGTGGGTCGGTCAAGGTACCCGCTCCTTGAGCAATCGCGTACCCAGGGGTCGCGTTGACCGTAGCGCACTACGACCAAATGATTGGCTTGAGGAGTACAACGCTCAATATAACGCTGTCCCGATTTTCCGCACAAGCACACCCATCATGTACAATACGCGGGTTAACGCTGCGGGTGAGATTGAGTACGAGTACATTAACCCACGCCAGTTATGGGCTTTACATCAGCAGCGCATACGCGACGGGGTAGTGCAGGGAGAAGAAGCATTTGAGGCTGCTTGGCGTGCGTGGGAATCGGACGCCCTTCGTGTTATTGGGTTGAACCTGAGCAACGGTAACCAGGATATCGCTAAGATGTTCGCGGATAACATGGGTGCTATGGGGGCAGACGTAGAGATAGATCTACGCCAGCAGTTGCGCAGCAACAACGGCTTTGTTCTTGACCCCGCCACGGGACAAGGCATCCTGTTTGAGCCGATGACTGTTAGCATGCTGCTTGACAGTTTCAACACCATTGATATCGCTGAGATATACAGGTTCTTTGCGGCTCACGGAGTGTACGACGATGCGATTAAAAGCAGCCTACCCGTTATCCGCTACAATACACGTAACGCATTAATTAACGCTTTTAACACAGTCCAAACACTGTTCCGGTCTAACGTTCTGTTGCGTCTTGGGTACATCCCGAAGAACAGTATCGGTGAGCCATGGCTCGCTAGCCTTATCTCGCACGGGACCATCATACCTGAAGAAGGCTTGTTCGATGCCGCCAAGAGTTTCCTAAAAAACCGCAAGCAAGACACGGATACAATAATCCAGGCCCTTAAAGAACGCGGCATAGAAGTTAAAGACCTTGAGCAAGAACTCAAGGACGCTATGACGGAGTACAGCCAATTAAGCAAGCAGTTGGCTGTACTTAATGCGGAACTAGAGAACCTGCAGAAGGGTATCTCAAACCCTGTTTTCGATCAGAAGCAGTTAAGCGATCTTTACATAAACGTGCAGGCACGCCTGAAGACCTTAGAGGATTACTTCAGGATCATGATGGAGCCTGACGAGGACATTCCGTTTGAGCAAGTAATACCAGGGTTGACTGAAAAGCAACTCATGGATATTCATGAACTTTACTCCGCTCTTGTCGGTGACAACCCGGCCTACCTTCCGGTGCTGCTAACTAGGCGCGAAGAGATTCACGCCGCTGCCCGTGATCGTACACGCACCCCGATGAAAGACGTTGACCTTGAGTTAGAGGAAAACGCACGCACGATTGAGGACCTGCAACAGGAGTGGACTGGTCAATCAGAGAACCTTCCTGAGATTGCTGCGGGTTCGTGGGACGGGCAAAAGACCATCATCACTTTTAAAGATGGTAGCACGGCAGTTTACCGGGGCGACCAGGAGATGATGTTCCGTACCTACCCGAAGGAGCCGTCTTCTCGCCAGAGGGCTTCTGGACCTCCGCCCCCTCGCACGACACCAGGCTACACTCTTGCTAACCCTAACGCTGTTATTGAAAGTATTAAGAGCAGCGTGGAGCGTGCCATCGAAGATGCGTTCTACGGGCCGATTCAAGAAAACATGCAGTCGCAGTTGGACCGGCTTGTCGCCTATTTCGATCAGGTAGGCCCTGACGATTACGTGACCGTGTACAAGGTAACCCCCAGCGGTCGGAGGATGGTTGAGCCGGGTGATCGCGTTCACTTGTTTGAGGACCAGGCTAGGGTTTACGCTGACGGTTACGTAGTAGTGCCGATTCAGGTTCGCGCCAAAGACTTGTACACGGGGAAAGTGGACTACGTTGGTCCGCAAAGCGCGGGAGCGGTTGACAACTGGGCGTGGCACCCGCAGTACCGTGACTCCAGCATTAAGAGCATTGAGGTCGGTGGTGCCACCTCAGAGGCGGATCGTCTTGCTGGCGCGGCTCAACTGCGTGACGCTAGAGGGAACCGTTTCCTTACGGCTTTGCAGGCTAAGTTGGCTGAGCGTGATGAACTCCTGGCTAGGCGTGAGCAGTTACTGCTTGAGTCGGAAGGGGTTGACGAGTACGCTGGCATGACACTGAATGAGCGTGCTGAACTTCGTGAAATCGAAGACAAGTTGCGGTACTTTGAGAACTTCCGCCCTGACGATTTCAACAGGGGCATACCGGATAACAACCCCGGGACGGTTAACGACACGTCCACTCTCAGTGGTGTGGCTTACCCGAATTGGACTCCTCAGCAGCAGCCACGTTTCTTTGAGGTGAACGCTAACGTTGAACTTTTAGATGAGGTTACGCCCGGTGAGGGTGCGGACCTGGATATCGCTGAACTGGCGATTTCTCTCCACAAGATTTACGTTGAGGACGTGCGGGAC